ATTATTCAAATGTCAATGTAGCCGCATATACAACCACACAAAGTTATACTAATTATTCAAATGTCAATGTAGCCGCATATACAACCACACAAAGTTATACTAATTATTCAAATGTCAATGTAGCCGCATACTCACAAACACAATCATATACAAACTACAGTAATGTTAATTTATCAGCTTACCTAGGTGGTGCTGTGACCATAGGTGGTAATTTAACCGTCATTGGTAATTTATTTGTCAATGGTAATTTAACAACTATCAATGCTAATAATTTAATTATTAATGACAGCATGATCTATCTAGCTGATGACAATCCAGCGGATACATTAGACATTGGGTTCGTTAGTGCATTTACCAGTGCTGTTCGTTATCAACACACAGGATTTGTCCGTGATGCCACAGATGGGGTTTGGAAACTGTTTGCTAACGTAGTAGCAGAACCAACAACTACGATTGATTTTACCAATGCCACTTACGCTAATCTACAGGTTGGTAACATAGCAGGCACGATCACAACTGCTAGCCAACCCAATATTACCACAGTCGGCACACTAGGTAATCTGGCTGTTACGGGTAATATCACGGTATCTAGCAACGTAGTATTCTCAGGATGGAGTGTCCGTGAAACCGGCACTAAACTTTATTTTGCCTACAACGGTGTTAATAAGATGAGTTTAGAAACCAACGGAAATTTAACAGTAACTGGTGACGTAATTGCTTTTGGTAATATAACCTAGGAATAATACCATGGCATTACCTAGTTCTGGTATTATTAAAATATCTGACATAGCCTCAGAATTCCAAGATACCGTTCCGTATAAACTCAGTGATTATTATCGTGGCGGGGCATTGGTTCCTAATGCTATTACAAATAATAATGTTCCAACTAGCGGTGCTATTAGATTAAGTAATTTCTATGGTGCTACACGACGAATCGCAGTAACAATTACAATATCATCAGATACAACAAATTATACACTCAACACTTCTGCTGTTCCAGGATATGTAGCTGGTATTATGGACATAACTTTTGTGGTAAATTCTGGAGTTTCTTTATACAGCACATCAACTGGTAGTGCGGCATTGATTATTACAGGATTAAATACCGCAGATACAGTTACGTTAAATAACAGCGGCACCGTCTACGGTGCTGGTGGTGCTGGTGGTAGAAATAATCAAGGTGGATACTATGAGCAGGCAGGTAATGCTCGCGGAAACGGTTTTGGTGGAAATATACCAAATCCAAATTCTTACGGTAATTCAGGCGGTTATCCGGGAGTTAACGGATCTCCAGGCAGCGACGGTGGCCCAGCAATTAGTATTGCTACAGCACTAATTTTTAATATCTATAACTATGGCACCGTAACCGGAGGTGGTGGTGGTGGAGGTGGCGGCGGATCTAATAATGCCGGAGGTGGCAATGGTGGAAATGGTGGGTTGGCATTGAGTAAATCAGCAGGGACAGTTACACTTTATAATCAAAGTGGTGGAGTATTTGGTGGTGGTGGTGGTGGTGGTGCTGGTTGGGGGAATCGTGAGCCTGGACAAAGCGATGGTGGTGGTATAGGACAAAATGCTACCTTAGTAGTCAATGGGACCGGCAATTTTGGATCTCAAGGCTCAGCTGGCGCTGTGGTAACCGGTAGTGCAACAACATTGTATAATACAACAGGAACATTTACATTATAATTGGTGTATTGTAATCAAAAATATCAAAACTCTGCTAAATACTACTAAACACACATCACACGCCCCAGGGGATATGGAACCGCAGGCTGTAAAAATAGTGTAATAATACTTTTTGCGGAGCTAACCCCATGCCAAGTGCATTAACCAGAATTAAGAATAATCAGATCTTTGATTCAACGATCTATGCCAATGCTAAAATCGTTCCAGGATCTATCGTAGGTAGCTTATTTAATGCTAACCTAACAATGACATCAGACGTTACTATCACTGGTAACTTGACTGTCCAAGGTGCCAGTACATACCTAACTGTTGCTTCAACTAACACCTACGTCAACGATCCCCTGATCGTATTGAACAATGCGTTCTCAGGCACTAACACTTACGATTTAGGTTTTGTATTCAATCGTGGTAGCTTACAAAATACAGCACTGATCTGGAACGAGTTTAATAAAGAATTCCGCCTAGTAGGCACGACAGAAACTGGTACGACCTACGGTAATATCAATCAAAGCAACTTTGCTAATTTACGTCTTGGTAATCTTACAGTTGACTATGTAACATCAATTGGTAGTTTAATTACCACAGGGTTCATTAATACCACAGCTAATATTTCAGCAGCGGTTGGTGTATTTGGAGCGATCAATTCAACTGGATTGATCAATACCGCAGGTAACTTATCTGCTAGCCAAGTATCTGTCGCTACATTAAATGCTACTGGACTTATTAACACATTAGGTAATATTTCAGCAAGTGAAGGTTCATTTGCTACGGTTAAAGCAACAGGATATATTAATACCGCAGGTAATATATCAACAGCACAATTAAATGCTGGACAAATTAATACGACAGGTAACGTAGTAGCTACAGTATTTAATGGTGGTGCGGTTAATGTCAGTGGTAATGTTGTCGCAGCCACTGTATTGGCTCAGTTATTAACAGCAGACGATGCTACATTTGGTAATGTAGCAGCTGGCTTTATTGGTAATGCGGCCACAGCATTTACTGGTGCAAGTTTAAACGTTACTGGTAATGTAGTAGCAAGCACTGTATTGGCAGACTTATTAACAGCAAATGATCTAACAGTTGGTAATGTAGCTGCAGGTTTTATTGGCAACACTGGCACAGCATTTACTGGTGCAACTATTAACTTATCAGGTAATGTTCTTGCAGGTCTAGCACAATTTGCTGCAATTAACGCAACACCAATTGGTAACGCTACAGCTTCAACTGGTACATTTACAGTATTAGCTGCAAGTAATAATCTATGGGCTAATGCAAGTATCGCAACAACAGCACAAGGCCTTGGTGCTATAGTAGTTCCAAACGGTGGTATCAGCGTTGGTGGTGCGGCTAATATCGCAGGTGCGATAACCACAGCAGGTGCCGCACAGTTTAACAACACGATCACAGTTGGTGGTGCCGCGACATTTACAAGTCCAACAAATTCAACAAATGCAGCCTCTGGAGCAGTGATCATCCAAGGTGGTGCAAGTATCGCCAAAGACCTATGGGTTGGTGGTAACTTATATGCGGCTAATATCATTGGGGTCCAAGCCAACGTTATCACAGTTGAAGATCCCTTGCTATTTTTATCAACAGCCACTACATATCCATATAATTATGACATTGGGTTTTATTCAAAATTCACTGGACCTGGATTATCAACACTAGCCAACTCTACACAATTCACTGGGGTGGTTCGTGACAACGTAGACAACACTTGGAAATTCTTTAGTAATACAGCAGAACCAGGCACTGATACTGTGGTATTTGGTGCAGGAACTGTGTGGGATCCGATCAAAGCTGGTAATTTAACATTAACAGTTACAACAGATAGCTCAAGCTCAACTACTGGTGCGTTGATAGTAGCTGGTGGTGCTGGTATTGGTGGTAGCATTTTCCACGGTGGTAGTCAATTACAAACGTCAGCTAGCTCTTACACGATCGCTGGCACTCCAACAACAGTTGATGCATTTAAAGGTGCAACTGATTTAGAATTTGGTGCTACTAGCGGTACATTAACGATCAATAATCCAACAGTAGTTGGTACGCAAACAACACAGGCGTTATATAATACAGTAGCTGATACAATTAACTTTGGTCGTGCAGCTAATATTACATTAGGTATCAATGCTGGTACTACAACTGTACAGGGCAATTTAACTGTCCAATCAGTTAAAAAATCAACAGCATACAATAATGGTGCACTAACTATATCTGGCGGTTTAGGTATAGATGGTAACATCTTTGTTAACGATAGTTATTTAGATACAGCACAAACCAATTTCTTACTATTAAATACACCAACAGTAATTGATGCATTTAAAGCAGGTACTGACATTGAGATTGGTGCTACTAGCGGCACACTATTAATTAATAACCCAACAGTAGTCGGTAGTCAATCGACTCAGGCATTATATAACACAACTGCTACAACATTAAACTTTGGTGGTGCAGCAACAGCATTGACAGTAGGTGCCGCTACTGGATTTACCGCAGTTCAAAATGCTAACTTATGGTTACCTAATCTTACATCGATCGATGGAGCACAGGCAAATGTTAATATATTCACCACTAATGCGACACAGGCCCAACTATTAACAAGTGCTAATCTGTCAATTGGTGCTAGTGTCGGTACCACAGCTATCAGAAATACTACACTTAGCTTACCATATGCTACAGACATAGTTGTTGGACAATCATCATTTAATCTTGCTAACACTGTAGCTACAACAGTTAATGCGTTTGGTGCTGCAACTACATTAAATCTTAGTTCTGGAACTGGGTCATTGACTACAGTCAGAGGTAGACTTCGCGTTGAGAGCGCAAGAACATCAGGATCTTCATTAGACGGTGCACTTCGTATAGTTGGTACAACAGCACTAGGATCTAACCTATTTGTAGGCAATGGTGCAGTAATCAACGATTTACAAACGTCAGAACAATTTAAAATTAGAGGTACTGGATCTAGTTTAGTATTCTTCGTTGATCCAGGTACACAAACAGCAGTTATAAATGGCCCAAGTTATGCAGGTAATACAGCAACTATTCCTGGTGCTACATTTGCAGTACGCAGTACAGATTCACTATTGGTTCCGGTTGGTACTACAGCACAACGCCCTGGCAATGCTGGCAACGTTGATGTTACTGGTATGTTGCGATACAATACCAGTTTAAGCAATCTTGAATGGTTCGATGGATCAATTTGGGCAGTTCCAGGTGCAGCGCAGTCTACAGTTATCACTGATGAATCATTTAGTGGTAACGGAGTACAAACAACATTTACCTTAGCTAATACTGCCTCAACCAATAGTTGTATTGTTAGTATCAATGGCGTCTTACAGATCCCAGTCACAGCATACGGTATTACCGGAACTGCGCTAACATTTACAGAAGCACCTGCAGTTGGGGATGCAATTAATGTACGTAAATTAACTACAACCTCAAGTATCACAAGTTTAGCTTCAGCCAACGGATATATGGTCTTTGATGTTTCTGATTCATCAGGAATTTATGCTAATATCACTGGCGGTGTCTCAGCACCAACAGTCAGGACATCAGTAAGTGCAGAAGGTATTTTAAGCCTAGTTAATGATACTAAGATCGCTGTTAGAGGTACAGTAGTTAATATTGTTGCCAATGCTACGCCATACACCGTAGACTCATTCACACAAACACGCTACGTTACTGCCAAATATATCGTTAGTGCTAAAAAAGACAGCACAAATTTTGAAAGTTATGAAGCCTTAGTCACCACAGATCAAAACAACAATGCCTATATCACCACTTATGGCATAGTAAATAATGGTACTACTATGGGAATCTTATCAGCTAATGTGTTAGCAGGCAATGTTCAATTATATTACACTACTAACACTGGTATGACCAATGCAAATGTTAGAGTATATACAACTTACATTCAATAATGAGAATCTATGTTAAAACTTGGTAAACACTATCGCACCCACTACATAGGCGAAAAAATAGTCACAGATCGAAATTATACTGATGGTATATGGCAGGACACAGTCGAGCATGTCCCTAATGCTGTAACGAACAATCAAATATCAAATCGTGCAGTTGTAATAGGTAATGGACCTAGCAGATTAGCATTTGAACTTTCACATCTTAAAACACCCAGCGGGTTGCTTGGATCAGAAACAACACAGACTTATGGCTGTAATGCTCTCTATAGAGATTTCACTCCAGATTTTCTCGTGGCGTCAGGCCATCCTGAAATTGTTAAAGAGATCGCCGACAGTCAATATGTTATCGATAATATAGTCTATACTAATGCCATCCATCTATTGGAATATCCAAATAAGTTTTATTTAATACCACATGATCCTTATACTGATGCTGGAACTACAGCTTTGTATTTGGCATGTTTTGATGGACATAAAAAAATATTCATGTTGGGGTTTGATGGACAAGATACTCCGGGTTTTAATTATAACGTTTACAGCGATACAAATGGGTATGATGCTAAAAGAAGTTTAGTTTTAGATGATAAATGGTTTAACGATAAAAAATTAATTTTTGATACTTATAATGATATTGATTTTATTCGGGTTACCGAACATAATACAGAAAGCCTACCAGAACTTTGGAAATACTGCCCGAATGTAAAATCAATATCTCGCAACGATTTTATACTCGAAGCAAATCTATAATAAAACTTTTTCTAAAGTTTTAATCTTTTCCGCTACAGATTTAAAATTAATCGTTCGCCATACTCCCGGGTGTAGAGGGCTGGGGTGATCTTCTAAATTAACCCAGCAATATCCTCGATGCTCGTAATTTAATTCTGGAACAAACTCTTCTTCTACAGGTATTAAGAAAGTATGGTAACTAAATCGATTATTATCACTGGTAAACTTTTCAATTGGAATAACTTTAGTATTGATAAAATTATAACCAAGTTCTTCTTCTAATTCTCTGTGCAGACTATCTAGTAGTTGTTCACCGGTATCAATTTTTCCACCAGCTACCCCCCACGTACCAGAATATTTACTTGAATCGCGCAAGAGGAAAAGATAGCGTTGGGTAGAGATACAATAGATAAATGTACCTACACCTTCTATATGACCAGTGTCCACAGTCCGCCCTTGTACTCGCCTTCCCAACTTTTGACCCATTGAGTTCCCGACCATTTATATTGAGTTCCAGTAGTAAGATTACTTACATATTGTACATTAGATTCTGTACGGCTGTCAAATATAACTGACCAATTGGTACCATTGAATTGTATAATGTCATTAGCATGCGCTACTAAATCTTGATCATTGGATCCTCTCCAAGCACTGGCTCCACTACCGGGGGTGTTATCAAAACTACCAACATCGTTAAGTATCAGATATCTTGTACCTGTGCTTGGAGCGGTAATGCTAGCGTCTATGGTTACACGTTGCGGATCAATGATTGCATTAATAGCGGGCAATGTGTTAGTAGGATATGTATCGATGTCTGGGTTAAACAATAATATAGTAGCATTGGTTGGGTGATAGCTGACCGTACCCACTACCTCAGTGACACCATCTTCTTGTAACAGTCGAACCTGGCTAACGCCATTTTCTAACGAGCCATATATGTTAACTAAATTACGCCATTGATCGAGAGTGCCAACTTTAGTACTGGCAGTTTCTGCTGGGTTATCAGTAGTAACATTGGGTTCGCGCGGTGTTTCTATGTCCTGCACTTTTAATAAAGTTAATTGATTGCCAATTAATAATACACCATAATCTAATGGGGTAAAGTATTGTCTTAGTCCCATTAGATTAGCTTCGCTGTAGACGTCTGTTGATAAATTTCCGTCACTGTCGTGTATGCTGGCGATAATTTTCTGTATGACACCTAATTTTTTAACTTTGGCTGGCGGACTAATCCACACAGGTAGTTTAAATGTTAGCGTAGCAACATCGATAGGATTATCTGTACCAATTGGAACACTGCGACTAGTCCAAGTTGGTGATTCTAAATAAACCACACTGAGACTGGTCCAATCAATATAATTATCCGTGCTCTGTATCTCTAACGCAGGGTTAAACAATATCAGCAGTTGTTCTAATAACTGAAGTTTTTGTTTGGTGTTGCTGGTCCATACGTCTAATTTTAAATCTATGGTATAAGGCACAGGCATTAACCGTTCAATGGTAAATGCATTCCCTTGGCGATTCTCATATTCCATGGTGTCTTCATTGAAAGCACGTTGACGTATCTGCATTTTACCTACGAAGTTAGGTTCCTGCACGCGATCTCTGTCGTAGGATATACCATTGATATACACAGTCATTGCCGGCACAGTAGGCAGGGCATTTTCGCTCATGTTGTTGATTATGGCTGCGACCTGACGACTACCGTCACCGTAGTATACAGGCACACGCTGTAGAGTTTTATTGCCCTGTCTATCATTGCCAAATTCAACTTGGAATCCAGACACCATACGTATAAACTGTGCAAGGAATCGCTCTATCTGAGCATCATAAAAGAACTGTTGATTAGCTGCCATTATAAGTTATCCGCTGAAGGACGCAGAGCTTGACTCAGGCTCTGACGTTCGTTGATCACATGTTCGTAAACTGTGTATTCTAATATATCACCTGCAACAATAGCATTAGTAATAGTAAAGGAGATATTTCCAACTGCGTTTGCTTTGGTATTAGTAATAGACGTACCATTTAGTGTAGTCCTAACTCCATAGGTACTGACATATGGTACCTTGACCACAGTGGTTTTGGTAGTGAAGTTAAATGACAAGGTAGCAGAATTGGCCGCTGGTACGTATGCAGTAGAAATACGTATGGCATCCCAGGCCACGCTGTTGCTCATAAATTTATTAGTGTCATTGACAAAACTATTACGTTGCGTAGCATTATTAGCTGACCCAGGTGTTAGGTTTGTTCTCACTGCATCCTCAATTTTAACCCAACGACGACCATCGTAACGGAATAGTCGATTAGGTACATAGTCTAAACGTAAGAAATAAGCACCAGTTACTGGACTATTTGGGAAACCGATACCAGCCGCAACTGTAGCACCATTTGGTGGCAGAGCATCTTCTGTTAAGTAACCAGTCACTTTAGTGCCAGGAGACAGTGTACTTGAATTGGTTGTGGTATTAGCAGACAAGTTACCGGCTATGTTAGCAGTAGAACTTGCATCAAGTCCTAGAGGATCACCCGGTGTACCATCTGGGTTAACCGGTAATGTATAGATAGCGGTAGTGTCGTACCCACTCTTAGGCACATCCTGTTCAGCACGACTGACGATGGCGTCATTGACTTCAATGTATTTGTTGTAGGTACTAAGCACATCTGCTAATGAAGAATCTGTATTCTCACCAGCATCAAGGTTGTTTAATATATCTTTGTATTCTTGGCTGTCTACTAGAGGTTGTAGTTTCACACGCCATAGGTGTGGATACCAAGTTGGAGCAAACCCTTCTGCAGCACGTGTAGCATCATTGACTACATAGTAGCGTTTGAGCGCCACTGGCACGCTGTCGTCCAATGGATAATAATCTTTTAAGTTTGGTAGTTCCATGACATCACCAACCATGATCTTACGACCAATATTGTCAATCATGTCATTGAGATGGAACACCGCAAACATAGTATCGCCAGTAAGGAATAAACCAAATTGCGTTAGATCAAAATCGTTGTCATTTAGGCGATAAATCGTACGCATAGTATAGATGCTGGTATCATACTTGCGATCACGATTTTCTAAGAATAGTAAGTCTTGGATTCCGGTTAGCGTGGTAGCACCACCCGGTTCAGTCATGCTGACATTACCCTGTGTTATAGGGCCAAGATATTTGTGGATGTTGACATCCACACCACCAACTGTGAACATTTCACTGATACGTTGATCAAAGAACTTGTAGTCATTACCTTTTTCAGGACGATATAAACTTAGACGTGGCATTAGCTAATCCTATTATCTAGTATTTATCGACATTGACAAGCTAGCCAAAATGTGTTATACTGTATTATGGCTGAAATTACTCAAAGTTTAGATTGGGCTGAAGTGCAGATAGCACTAGAGGCACCTGCATATAAGTTAAAACGCTATACCGGTGACATGCTAAAAATGAGCGATGCTATAGGTCATATGGTTAAAAAACTATCAGAAGAAGAAATTAACTGCCGTAGAATGGGTCGCCAAACCCAAAAACACAAGGAATTATTACTGCAAATCAACCAAGAAATAGCCCATTATGAGCAATATTTGACTTTTGGTGTGCTATTAAATGGTTGACTTTTAAACCAAAAGATGCTATAATACATACAATAAAGGAGCGATTAAATGAACGATTCTCTTACCAAATTATTGAACAGCAATGGCACTTTGATCCTAATAGGTATAGTAACAGTGCCTTATCTGGCATATCTTTTATACACAAACAGCATGCCAATTAAACAGGTGATATCTCATAAAACTGTAGGCACTAAAACGCTTGAAGAGATCATGACCTATTCACCCGCGGCTATATCAGAGCCACCATGGGACAATGAATTCCACTCATCAATCACTCCAATCAAGGAAGGTGAATAATGAGCTATAAATGGTTTTATAAATTTGAATATCCGCATAAGCCAGAAAGCAAATACGAACGCATATATCATGCACAGAAGATTATTGAACTAAGTAGACACGTCATGCTGTTAGACACAGTAGAACCCGTAGAAGATTTGTCAAACGCCGCTAAATATCTTAAAAAATTCCAACTTGGAGAACAATAATGGGAATGCCTGTATATATGGACATCGGTGAAGCATATAGTATCGTGCAGTGGCACGGTGAAGAATACGGACATCATAATCTCTGGGGTGCGCTAAACAGCATGGAAGAGCTTTGGGATGATCTAGACAGCATGGAACGTGCGGCCTATAAACAGGTCAAGCGCGAATTAGAAAAAGCGGTCGTAGAAAGCGAAGGTGGTCAAATTGACTAACGCAGAAGCACACCAACAAGAATTAGAACATCAAGAATACCTAGAAGAAAACCACGTGTGTTCTGTATGCTCATGTGATTATACAGAAGATGAGGGCGGAATACAGGGCTATATTGGTATATTACCAGCTAGTTTTTGTCCCACTTGTCTAAGTGGTGTGATTGATATGGTAGAACAGTTGACAGCAGAATAAAATCCTGTATAATTAAATATAACAAGAGAGGATATCATGGCAATCAAGATTGATGGTATGAAAAAGAAAGCAAAAGTCAGTAGCAACAATTTCGCTGACGAAAAATATACAGGCAAAGAACCTACCTGGGATTACGATCGCGCCTTGACTTTTTCAAATGAAGAATTTGACCACCATCTACGTGATAGTTTTCGTTATTATAATTATTACTATAGTACCAAAGATCTTAAGAAGTATGTTGTCCAATGGTTACGTCAACATGAAGGCAGCGAAGGGCTACATAAATTAGATAAAACTACTATCGATCGTTATCAACGCTCAGCCGACAGCCTAACACCATTTACAGTGTGTGCCTTGATCAAAGCACATGAACGTGGCATGCCCCTGCGTGACAACCATGTAGAATATATCCTTGATGCGGTTCAGCGTGTGCTATTGCTTAAAGCAGACAATGACGAAGATTTTGAAGAAAAGCCAGAAGTAAAGAAAACACAAGTCTATATTCCAACGATCCAAGACCGTATGAACGAAGTAGCCAGGAAGCATATCTTGTATTTTGAAATGCTTGAAGATGCATTGTACACAGGTGAAACCGTAGATCCTAAAGCCTACGAATATCTAACTAAGAACAATGTTCCACAGGTATTGATCGGTAAAATACAGGCAGTATTTGAACCACGTTGTGCAGAAGTGCGTGAAGCACGTACAACTAAAGATGAAGATCTTAAAGACGCCTACAGCTATATGAAAGCCGCCGACTATAAACGCTATGATGCTTTCTATGACAAACTATTCGCTGACCTAACTGCCTACAATCAGACTAAGAAAGCAACTAAAAAAGCCGCAGTCCGCAAGCCACCAGCTAAAGAAAAAATAGTTAAAAGTTTAAAATATCTTAAACAAGATGCTGGTATGAAGCTGGTATCAATCAATCCAGTAGACATCGTTGGTGCAGAACAGCTATGGGTCTATAACGTTAAGAATCGTAAACTAGGCAAGTATGTTGCTGAAGACCAAGGTGGCGCACTTGGAGTTAAAGGTACTAGCATCATTGGATTTGATCTTAATAAGAGCACACAGAAAACTCTGCGTAAACCAGAAGAACAGGTTAAAGCGTTCCTGGCTAGTAATAAGGTAGAACTACGCAAGTTCTTAGAAAACATCAAGACTACAGAAATTAAGCTCAACGGTCGTATTAACGCAGACACAATCTTACTTAAAATACAATGAAAATAGAAGTGGCAATGGTAGTAATTGGATTGGCATTAGCACACGAACCTGTTAGACAAGAAGCACAACAGTTAAGAATAGAAATAATTGATTACTATTGCGGACATTATAAGCAATTAGAGCAAGCAGATGATGGTGAATTTAATTCACCAGAAGTTTATGCTAAAATACAGCAGACCTGCGACAGTTTAAGAAAGATCCAAAAAACCTAATCCCCCTCAAGGTAGCGTAAAGCCAAACTTATCCTGTTGTCGATAATAAATACACGATAACAGGATAATTTACATGTCTGAACTACCAGCAAACGTATCACCAACCGGTAACCTAACTGCTAATCTAAGCCTTACTACAGAATCTCTATTCAGTGCTAACACTGGAACTGGAGCTGGACATATTGCTTTTGATGCTAACTTAATAGCACAGCTAACATCATTAGACAGTCAAAAGAATCTAATCAAAGATTATATACGTCTACGATTGGGCGATCAGATAGTTGATGTTGAGGCCGACAGCGAGCACTATGAGATGGGTATCAAGCAAGCACTGATACGCTATCGCCAACGTTCAGCCAACAGTGTAGAAGAAAGCTATGCATTCTTAGATATCTACCCTGAAACACAAGAATATATCTTACCCAATGAGATCATGAATGTCCGTGCAATCTTCCGCCGCGGTATCGGATCAGTATCAGGTACGACTGCTAGTCAATTTGAACCATTTGCATCGGGATACCTAAATACATATATGCTGGTAGCTGGTCGCGTTGGCGGGCTAGCCAACTACGAATTGTTTACTCAATATCAAGAACTAGCAATGACCATGTTTGGTGGCTACATTAACTTTACCTGGAATAAAGTGACTAAGAAACTTACCTTGGTCCGCAAGATTCCAAATCAAGGCCGTAATTTTGATGAGAATCAATCAGAAAGCGTATTGCTACACCTAGACAACTATAAACCAGATATTATGCTGTTAAACGATCCGGGTACATTCCCGTGGATACAGGACTATGCTTTGGCATTTATATTAATTGCTGTAGGCAATGCACGTGAAAAATTTGCTACGATCGCAGGCCCGGGTGGTGGCACAACTTTAAACGGAACAGCACTTAAATCAGAAGGACAGGCACTGCTAGATCGTTTAGATGACGAAATTAAACGCTACGTCGATGGTGGTGCACCATTAACTTGGGTAACTGGTTAAAAAAGTCTAGACCGTAGACAAAAACTCCCGTATAATAAACATATACAGGGAGTTTTTTAATGGCTAAAATCATTGGTATCGTAGGCTTTATTGGATCTGGTAAAGACACAGTAGCTGATTATCTGGTTAATTTTCATGGATATAAACGAGAGAGCTTTGCTAACAGCCTTAAAGATGCTGTAGCGCAGGTATTTGGGTGGGATCGTGAAATGCTAGAAGGCCGTAGTAAGCAATCAAGAGATTGGCGTGAAACTCGTGATGAATGGTGGAGCGATCGCCTAAGGCAGGAAATCACTCCACGCTGGGTCCTACAATATTGGGGCACAGAAGTAGTCCGCAAAGGTTTCAATGATGACATGTGGGTAGCTAGCCTAGAAAATCGCCTACGCAAGTCAACAGATGACATCGTTATTACAGACTGCCGCTTTCCCAATGAAATTAAAGCTATCCGCAACGCAGGCGGCCGAGTAGTACGTATTAAACGTGGATCCGAACCCGAATGGTTTGAAGATGCCAGTAGCATGAACCAAGGTCCTAGTAGAAATACCAGCTGGACCTTAAGCAAAAATCGCATAGAACAACTAGGCATCCACGCTAGCGAAACAGCTTGGGTAGGATCTAAGTTTGATATGGTGTTAAATAACGAAGGCACCATTGAAGAACTTTATTACCAGATTGAACGTGATATTATCAATAATCCGGAACGAGATCGCCTTGACGCCATCCTAAACCCTCTCGGGCAATTTCATATTGACAATTAGCGCAGATGGTTTTTAAATTGAATTGATCCGCATTGTTTAAATTACCATCAACATAGTAGACAAACAACTGTTCTTTATATCTAGCTTTGAAACCACATTTTTCGCAGTGTGGTTTCTTTTTATATCCCTTTAACATCCAGGTTGGTTGCTGTAGTCGCTGTTTTCGATCTTTGCGCAGGCAACTAGTGCACCTTGATCGAAAATGAGTAGTTCCGTTGCGTTTATAATTAATAGCAGCGGGTGTTTTACCACAACTTTTGCATAATGGACGATATTGCATACTCTTATTTAGTGGGAGAACCTTTGCAAAGGTACCTTATTCCACTAATTTAATCAAATAATTATAAATAGTTTAAAGTAACCTATTTAGAGGAACATATACTATGGCACTTATTTCACCTGGAGTACAAGTAACGATAATTGACGAAAGTCAATACACACCAACTGCGGCAGGATCTATCGCTTATGTTTTACTTGCTACTGCTCAAGACAAATCAAATCCCAGCGGCACAGTAGCAACTGGTACAACAGTAGCTAACGCTGAAAAATTAATAACAGTAACTAGCCAACGAGATCTAGTTAGTTTATTTGGATCACCAATTTTCCAAGTAGATTCAGCTGGAGTACCAATTAATGCTGATGAACGTAATGAATACGGTTTATTGACAGCGTACAGCGCATTAGGCGTAAGTAATCAAATGTACATACAACGTGCAAACGTTGACCTAGCTCAGCTAGAAGGTACAAGTATTCGCCCAACAGGTGAAGTCAGTGATGGTACGTATTGGTTAGACCTAAATACCACTAACTGGGGTATTTTTGAATGGTATCCAGGCGATTCAGCATTTGATATACAAGTGCCAACAGTGATAACCAGCAACACACAATTAAGCAGTGGTGTACCTTTAAGTTCAGTTGGTGCCATTGGTGACTACGCTATAGTAGCTACTAGTTCAAGCAATCCTGTTTACTATAAAGGTTACAGTAACCAATGGAGCCTAGTAGGCAGCAGCAGCTGGGCAGCAAATGTGCCTATCATCACAGGTCAAATTGCCAATCCAGGCAATTTAACAATCTACGATAAAGTCGTACTAAATCAAACTGTAGTTACCACTGGTGCTACAACTATGACAGGTGTGGCTAGTGCTATTAACAGTGGTATGATTGGTAAAGGTGTTACTTCTAGAGTTAACAGCAGTGGCACATTAGAAATTTTTGCAGATGCAACTGCAGCCAGTTCAGGTAACCTAAGCCTACCAGACGGTAAACTATATATTGCCAAAGGTACGGCATACGGTGTTGGTAACGTTGACCTAGCAGGTAAAGTTGGTTTATTCACAGCATTAGATGGAGCAGCCAACAACAAAACAATCCTTGGCCCAACAGTTTCATATGCAAGTTATACGAATCCTCCAGCATGGAGAACAAGTGACACTAATCCAAGACCTGGCGGTAGTGTGTGGTTTAAAACATCAGCGACAGGTAATGGTGCTAACTGGGGACTAAAAGAATACAGTTCAGCTTTAGCTACTTGGGAATCTCTAGCAGCTCCATTATACTCTAGTGATACTGTGGCAATTCAAGGATTAGATTTTACAGCAGGTGGATCAGGACTACCAGTTGGTACGGTATATGTTAAATATGATACTCTTGGAACTAACACAGGATCATTTAAACCTTATGTTAAAAACGTAAGCGGTTTATTAAAAATTACAGGTAACGTTGCAGGCGGGTCAGCAACGTATAGTATTGGCAATAGTTTTACATTAGAAGCATCAGTTCCGGCATCAGCAGTTACATCAAGTGCAGTAATCACATTGACCAGTACAAATGCTGGTGGTTTAGTTGGTGATATTTTAGGTGCAGGTATTCCAAATATCAGTGCCGCGATTGAATCAACAGGTGCTATTAGTATTAGCCACCTAGCTGGCGGTACTATTAAGATCACCTTAGGTACAGGCAATCCACTAAGCCAGGCAGGTTTGTTGATTGACAGCAAAGTTCAAACGATTACAGCCGGCAGTGTGTATTTGGCCAGCCCATTTACATCGCTGACATACAGCCCAAGTACTACTGCACCATTCAGTAATCCAAATGATAATACATTATGGTATTACAACAGTGCATTAGAAGCTGATATCTTGATCAACGATGGTACAGGTTGGAAAGGTTACTTGACCGTGGCCAATGATGCACGTGGATATAATCTAGCATTAACAGATGACAATGGACCGATTTTTAGTGCTGCACGACCAACAACACAAAGTGACGGAGTTACATCATTGGTATCAGGCGATCTATGGATTGATACCAGTGATTTAGAAAATTGGCCAGTACTGTATCGCTATGATGCTACTACAGCAGTATGGAGTTTAATTGACAAGACAGACCAAGTGTCAGCTGATGGTATTTTATTTGCTGATGCACGTTGGGCAAACGCAGGCAATGTAAACCCAATCACTGCTGATATTCCAGCTATTACTAGTTTATTGGGTAGCAATTATATTGATTATGACTGTCCTAGCTATCAACTGTATGCACGTGGTACATTATTATTTAATACACGTCGTAGTAGCTATAATGTCAAGAGATTTGATAGCCAAGCATTAGCTGACGATCCAACTCCGGCCGCAGTAGTTGCAGCATGGGTAAGCTACAGTGGCGAAGATCCAACAACAGGTGTTCCGTATTTCGGGCACAAAGCTCAACGCAGTGTTGTTGTTCGCGCACTAAAATCGGCCATTTCATCAAGCACAGCATTACGTGAAGAACAACAACAGTTCAATTTAATCTGCTGCCCAGGATATCCAGAATTGATTGGCGAGATGATTACACTCAACAATGATCGTAAACAGACTGCGTTTATTATTGGTGATAGTCCATTGACATTACCAAGTGATGCTACGTCAGTTCAGGCATGGGCAAACAATAGTGGATTGGCTGCATCTAATGGTGAAGATGGTCTGGTCAGCAACAGTGAATTTTTAGGAGTTTACTACCCGAGTGGACTATCTACAAACTTAGATGGCAACAGTGTTGTTACTCCACCAAGCCATATGATGTTACGCACATTTATCCGCAGTGATAACTTATCATTCCCATGGTTTGCACCAGCTGGTGTACGTCGTGGTTTAATTGATAATGTAAGTTCTATTGGTTATGTTGACATTAACGACGAAAACAACTGGAAAAGCATTGGTGTAACTGTTGGCTTACGTGATGTACTATACGCGGCTAGAGTTAACCCGTTAACGGTACTTCCTGGTGTTGGTCTAGTAGCATATGGTCAAAAGACACGTGCAGCGCAAACTACAGCAATGGATCGTATTAATGTAGCTCGACTAGTATGTTATCTAAGACTAGTACTTGATAGCGTTGCTCGTCCGTTTATATTTGAACCAAACGATACAATTACACGTAATCAAGTTAAAGCAGGCTTTGAAGCTGTGCTAAATGACTTAGTTGCTAAACGTGGTATCTACGACTACCTAGTAGTCTGCGATACAACTAACAACACTCCAGAACGTATTGACCGTAACGAACTATATGTAGATATTGCTATTAAACCAGTTAAAGCAATTGAATTCATCTACATTCCAGTACGTTTAGTTAACACAGGAGCTCCGTTAGCAATCGTTTAATATACGCAGTTAATGGGAGTGGCAACACTCCCATTACTCAACTGAAAAATAGGTAAATACTATAAAGTATTAAAAGGAAAATAAAATGGCAACAGCGTCATTAAGTAAATTTACGGTACCGTTGGCAAGTAACCAAAGTGCAACAAGCCAAGGCTTGTTAATGCCTAAACTCAAGTTCCGCTTTCGCGTGACATTTGAGAATCTTGGTGTTAGCCAACCAACAACTGAATTAACAAAACAAGTTATGGATTTTAAACGTCCTCAACTGAATTTTGAACAAATTGAAATACCTATCTACAATAGTAAAGTTTATCTTGCTGGTAAACCTACATGGGAAACTGTTACCTGCATGTTACGTGATGATGCACTCGGTGAAGTCAGCCGTCGCATTGGCGAACAGATGCAGAAACAATTTGACTTTATGGAACAATCATCGGCTTCAAGCGGTATTGACTATAAATTCTTAACACGGTTTGAAGTATTAGATGGTGGTAATGGTGCTAATGAAGTTACTGTTCTTGAAAGCTGGGAATTATATGGTTGCTACTTAACATCAGTTGACTACGGTGATGCTACTTATAGTAGCAACGATCCAATGACTATCGGTTTAACAATACGTTACGATAATGCTATCCAAACACCAATTGGTTCAGGTATTGGCTCTACAGTGGCAAGAACTTTAGGTTCAGTAATTACTGGTTAATCCAGACGACAATTAATACAAAAGCCCAGTTTAATCTGGGCTTTTTTTTGACGATAAATAATATAAAGGCGGAAGGTTTATATGTCGGGATTTTTTAATCAGTTTTTACAGCAATTAACCCAAGGGGATAATGTAAAAGATTATCAACATGCGGCACGAACGTTTGTTGATAGTTTGTATAGACTAAGCCCAAAAAGTGGTGCACTGTTCCATGTGTTTATCGAACTTAACCCAGCGATAGCCAAACGAGATCCGCAAAATCCCAATAGTCAATATGAAATAGGTCTCATGGCTAAAACAGCACAGTTACCTAAGTTCACTATACAAAATAAAATATTAAACAGTTATAATAGAAAAAACATAGTACAGGAGCGAATCAACTACGATCCAATCACTCTGACATTCCATGATGATGCTGCCAACGTAATACGTAATTTCTGGCAAGGGTATTATGCATACTATTACAGAGACAGTGATCATACTGCTGCCCTTTACAATCAAGAATACAAATATAAACCTCGACAAGAACAAAACTGGGGATTCAGCCCTAAAAATAAAGGCACCGGTGCTCCTAACTATATCAATGCTATTAGAATTTATAGTCTACATCAAAAATCATTTAGCAGTTATATTTTGTTCCGCCCTACAATACAATCATTCCAACATGGTCAACATGCCCAAGGTGAATTTAATCCAATGGAACACAGCATGACTGTGGCCTATGAAGCTGTACAATATGAATATGGTGCAGTTAGTCGCGGTACGGTCATGGGCTTTAACATCATGCACTATGATAATACTCCAAGCCCACTGACCAGCTTAGGTGGCGGCACTACCAGCATACTTGGCCCTGGCGGGTTAGTAGAAGGTGCGGGAGATGCTGTATTCAACTTAGAACAAGGTAATTATGGCGCGGCAGTATTAGGGTCATTACGTACATTTAATAATTTTAAAAACACCAATCTTAAAACAGTAGCAGGTGCTGAACTAGCACAGACCGCAAAAAACATACTCAGAGGACAAAATACACAGAGTACAGTGTTTGTTCCAACAGCGGCTAGTGTAGCAGATGGTATCGCTAAATCCGTGCAGAGTATCCCTGGGCTAGTTGGCAATGCAAGAAGAGGTATCCCAAATATCAATACACAAAGCAATGAGGTCCCGTCACCTAATTCTAGCATCGCCCAAAATTTAGGAATTGACTTATAATGATCTACGGAAATCTACCACCATTTTCACCAACTGCTAATACGACAGAATTTTTTGATAATTTTTTCAAACAAACTGAATCGGTCAGTGAAAACACGCATGATGCGATAATTGGATACTTTCAAACAGTCACTGGCAATAAAGACAGCGGTACGGCATTGGCCGCGGCCGTGCTGTATACTGCGCAGAGTCAAGGTATACGTCCAATGGAAATCATTGACGAATTCCGTAAATTAAGTCCCGGCGATCTTAATTCGTATCTAACCATGTTTCTTAATATCAACCGTGTAGGCACTAGCCTATTAGGATTAAGCAATAGTCCACAGACCAGTAAATATGTTATACGAGCAGTGCTAGCGTAATCATGTCTAAATACGCCAGCGGTAAATATCAAATTAAAAATTCTGACAAATATATGGGCAAACGCCTGCCTACATATCGCAGCAGTTGGGAATTTACATTTATGAGCTTCTGTGACAATAATCCCGCGGTGTTAACATGGGCTAGCGAAGGAGTTAAAATTCCTTACTATAATCCAGTCAGTGGCAAACAGACAATATATGTTCCAGATTTCCTAGTAGTCTATGTAGATGCTAACCAACGCAAACACACAGAATTAGTAGAAATCAAACCCAGCAAAGAAGCTACTATGGAGTCGGCTCGTAGTTATCGTGACAAACTGTCAGTGGCAATTAACATGGCCAAATGGGCTGCTGCAGATAGTTGGGCTCGTGCTAATGGTATGCGTTTTAGAGTAGTTACCGAATACGATATCTTCAAAAATCAGAAGCGGTAAATACTTCTACTATGACACAAAAACTAGAAGAACTATTTAACCTACCACCTTCTGACACTACAACCTTAGAAGAAGCCAACAGTACCATCGAAGAAAATCGTGAAATCATCAAAGCAGTAGACACTGCAATTGATAAGATTGATGCGGCACTACCCTATGTAAACGATCTAGACACTAGCGATAAAGAGCTAGATGATCTCAGCGACCTTGCTAAAGAAAAATTCCAGGACCTAATTGATCTAGGCATGAACGTTGAAGCACGCTTCAGCGGACACATCCTAGCCACAGCAGGCACCCTGCTAGGACATGCTATTACAGCCAAGCAAGCCAAGCTGGATAAGAAGCTACGTATGGTTGATTTACAGCTGAAAAAGGCCCGATTAGACGCACAAATTGCCAAAGATAATAACAAATCGGATGGCGATAAGATAATTGATGCAGAAGACGGACACGCAGTAGTACTGGATCGCAACGAATTACTCAAGCAGATCTTGGGTAAAACTGATAAATAACACTAATAGGATATAAACATATGAAAAACTTTTTAAAATACCTTTCAGAAGTTCAAAAAACTTATGAATTCCGTATTAAAATTGCTAACTGCAATCCAGCTGATAAATTAGATGATCTGAAAGTTGGTCTTGCAAAATACGCTGTAGAAAGTGTGAGTGAAGCAAAACGCTTACTAATAAAAGCCAACGACATCGACTTCCCTAATATTCCAAACAGTGAAGTATATATCATGGATGCTGTGTTGAAATATCCAGTAAACGATGCACAATTACGTAGTATCGTTGCTGAACGCCTAGGTTGTCCTACAGCTAACGTGGTGGTGATTCCTAAATATAATCCAGAAGAAATTTGGCGTTGGAACATAGATGGTGAAAGCGAAATTAAAGAATACAAACAAGGTGATGCAGAACTAACAAAACCTTACCCAGCAGCTGACGCAGATCAAAAAGCCGCAAGCAAAGCCTATGCTGGTGCAGAAACTATCCTTAAAGAATTAAACAAAACACCTAAAGTTAAAATTGAAGGTAATGGGTCTGCTGATGGTAAAACATTAAATGATGTAGCACCTGGCGAGTTAAGTCCAGTAGGTAGTCATCAAAATACAATACCTAAAGCAAAATAAGGACTATTAATGAGCAACAATATCTATGATATCTTAGGAAAACTCAATGGGCTTGTGCCTAAAGAGAATCCTGTATCAACTGCTGAGCCTGTCTACGAAAGCGTAGATCCTCGCGGTGATATCATGGAAGCAGTTACTGGTCTTGAGAAAAAATACGCAGCATTTAACGAAAATATTGTTGCTGAAAAAAAGAAAAGAAAATCAGCAGAAAAAATTAAACAATCTGATGCAGGGGACATTACCAGTGCAGATGCAACTATCAATCAACTGTTGACCAAGGCGAGATTTAGTCGTCCAGGTGCCAAAAATGATTTAGAAGCTATGGTTTATCATATTGCTAAACAAGATGAAGAACTAGAACGTGCAAAAGCCGCAGAAGAAGAAGATCGCATGCTGATTAAAAAAGCACAAGCAGTAACAGATCAGATGAATGACAGATTTAAAAAGTTAAATGCTAAAGTAGCATCGGGCCAGCTTACAGCACAAGATCATTATACTGCACAAGCAGCACAACAAATTGAAAAAGATACTGATGCTGCCAAAGCCGCAATAGCCGCAGATCCAACTGCTCCAATACAGCAGATAGCAGATCCAGAAATAAAAACACAAAAAGCTTCCCAACCTGCGGCATCAAAAACAGAACCAGAAGCCAATAACATTTATAATTTCCCAACAAAAGCGCCAGCACCAGCGCAGGCAGTTACACCGGCTGTAAGTAAATCTAAAACAAATGCAGCAACAAACACAGTAGCACAAGAACCAAATCGATTGCAATCTACGGTAAAACAAATTACTACAGCTCCACAAGCAACATCTCAATCAACACCGCAGGCAGTACAACCAGCCAAACAATCAGACAACGTAACTGATGTTGATTTTTCTAAACTTACAAAAGTGATCCCACAACAATTTAGACAGGCTGCCGAAAGCATTCAAGAGGTTGACGGAGATAGTACAGAACCAGTGACTGGAGATGGACAAAAAAATGCTATGAAAATAGCAAATTTCATGGCAGATCATACACAATACCAAGCTGCTTTGAAATATCCGGGTGAAGCACCTGCAGAATGGAGAAATCCACCACCACCAGCAGTGAAACTTGATTTTGCCAATGGCCGCACATTGAATTTATCTTTAGCTAACGTGGTCAAACTACTACAATCATTGACAAAACGTGTGATAACGTCTAAAGACAAAGATAACTTTTTTAACTACACTTTGGCTGATGCAGATCAATTATTGGCCTACATCGCTAACGTTAACAGACCACAGACAAAAAAACCACCAATGAAAAAAGGTCAAACGTTAGACATGTTTGCTACGGATACAGCACAACAAAAGCCGTCAGGCTTTAGTTTTGAATTGCCGCAAGGATCACGTGGAACAGATTTAGAAGAAAACCTAGGAAACCCAAGTATGAAAAACTTAGAACAAGTAGCAGAAAGCCTGATGGAAAAATACATGGGCTTTAAAAAAACAGTAGCCGCAATTAAGAAAGGTGGCAGTGCTGAAAACCCAGAAGCCGTTGCAGCCGCAATTGGTCGTAAAAAATACGGTAAGAAAGCATTCCAAAAAGCCGCTGCCAATGGTAAGAAATTAGGTGAAGCTGCTAAACCAGACTTCTTAGATCTTGACAAAGATGGCGACACTGATGAGCCAATGAAGCAAGCGGCCAAAGATGCTAAAAAACACGAGCCAGCAGAAGTTGATTCTGATGCAGTTGCTAAACGTAAACGTCTACAAGCACTTAAAGACAAACAAGAAGATGAACGTGCTGAAAAGGATGATGACTATAAGTCAGCCTCACGTTTTGTTAAAGGTCGAGCTTATGGTGGATCAGCACAAAAAGATGACGAAGATAAAGATGATTTAGATGAAGTAGCGCCTCCAGGTGCTAAAGCTGAACGTATGGTTAAAGGCATTAAAAAATCTTTAAGCAAAGATGGTCATTTATCTGGTAAAGATAAAGCAATTGCCTATGCTACTACATGGAAAGCACATAACAAAGGTCAAGTTGAAGAAGGTCGACCTTCAGCCGCCGATAAAGTAACAAAAGATTTGACTAGTATCGCTGATAAGAAAGGCTACAAGTCTGCTAAAGATTTTACTAAGGCAGATTGGAACAAAGTAGCCAAACCTCATGGTTTTAAAGGCAAAGAAGTTGCTGCTATTAGAGGACACAAACTAGCAGAAAGCCGTAACGCAGAAAGCAGTGAATACACATATGAAACAATTGGTAGAGTTCTTTGTGATGAACAACCACACTTAGATGCAAATTCAGAAGCGTTTGTTAAAGCAGTGTATGACGAACTGATTGAAATGAAACTAACACCAAAGGCAGCTCGTTGGTTAGTACACTACGATGAAGATTTCCTAAGCGACTGTGCTACATCATATGGTCACTTCTGTGCCAGCAAAGAAAAAGAAGCCATGGAATGTGGTGCACCAATGAACGCATTTGTCAGTGAACAACCAACTGTAGATGCTGTACAAGAATTAGATGAAATTGCCAGACTAGCCGGTTTAACACGTGAAAACTACGATTCAAAGGTTCCAGGTGACTCAGCAAGCCCATTAACCTATGCAGGTTGCCCAAAATGCAATGCTGATCCTTGCTGTTGTGAAGATGAAAAAGCCATGGACGAAGGCATGGGCTGTAGCGAAGAAGAATTAAATGAAGCCGCAACACGTAAAGACTTCCGCATGGTAGCAGACTTACTTAAATCTATTCCAGATATGGCAAAAAGAACAGAATTGGCCATGTACCACGCAGATATATTCAAGCAACAAAATCCAAGATTTAAAAAGGAAATGTTCTTAGCAGCTGCAGGTGTTGATACTACTCCTATCAAAGATGTTGAAGATGAAGTATTAGTTGGTGAAGCTGAAGTAGGCGAAGGTAATGAATTTTCAGGCGCTCTAGCAGCTGCAAAAGCCGCAGGCGAAAAGGAGTTTGAAGTGGACGGTAAACGATATACAGTAAAAGAAGATATTAACGTTAATGTATCAGCCAATGGTGAAGAAGATGTAGTTAATCTAATCCGTAAGTTAAGTGGTATGCCAGTGGTTGCAATACAGGCACAACCAGCAGAACAATCATGTGGTACATGTGGGTCTGCTCCTTGTGGTTGCGAATCACTTGAAGAAGATAGCCCTAAAGAACGTGAGATAGAATACACAAACACACCTCGTGAAGAAGTGGCAGGAACAGATGCTGCGATCCCAGCTGGAGCTGATTTAAATCGTGCTAAACGTCAGTATAAAAAAGAATACCCAGGCGACAATCCAATGGCAGTTAAGGAAGCTATCCAAAATATGTTATGGAACGATTATCAATCAATGATCGACGACATTAAGGTATAATATGAGTAGCAAAGACCTATTAAAAGAATACATTGACAGACTTGATGCTATTGCCGCAGGGCAACCTATCCAGGAAGAAGCTGTTGACCTAGCTCAGATCAGCGACATGCTAGATGAACTAGACGAAACATTGCGACATGCTGTTGGTATTGCTAACAACCTAGCACGCTATGGTCGTGAAGTTCCAGGTCCATTTGCAGGTCAGATACGTAGTTACTTAGAGCCACACTTAGAAAGCTGGTTAAGCGATCGCCGCCAACCAGGTAGTATTCCTAGCCTACGCAGTATCCTAAACGATCGTGATGAAGACGAAGACGATTTATATGAATCACAGACATTTGATCATCTTACAAATAAAAAGCTAAGACGCATACTAGTATCAGGACCTAAAAATCTCGATGAAGTAGTTTGGGCTATGGATTTTACAGATGATGCTCTAAGAGCAGACTATGATGATGAGATGATTGACAGCAGAACTTTTGATGCTAGAAATAATGCCTTTAAGCAAGCAGAAGCAGCGTTTCACGATGAAGACGGTGAGTTTAATCCTGATGCTGATATAGACGCAACTCTAACACATCTAAAACAATTTTGGTCGGTATAAAATGAAAATCATTGAGATCATTACTGAAGCAAAAGCAACCAGTCAACGCTTAGATCCTAAGTGTTGGAAAGGTAAAAAGATTGGTAATCCCAAGACCAAAGTCAAAGGTGGTGTACGTGTAAATAACTGCGTGCCCATCGAAGAAACCTACGAGGGAGATGAATTTTACGAAGCATATGGTGAAATGTGGTATAACGAAGATCAGCAGTTGGATGAAGCAGAGTATCATGGCCGTAAAGTACCTCTTGGTAAGCCTATGCGTGGCGATGTTAAGAAGTTTAAGGTTTATGTTAAGGATCCTAAGACTGGCAACATCAAAAAAGTAAACTTTGGTGATCCCAACATGCGTATTAAGAAATATATTCCAGCAAGACGTAAAAGTTTTAGAGCACGTCACAATTGTGCTAATCCTGGACCTCGTACCAAAGCACGCTACTGGTCATGTCGCAAGTGGTAATATATGAAAATAAATGAAATAATCATTGAAGGTAAAATAGGAAAAATTCCTAAACGATCTGAATATGCGTCCAAGGGTGAATGGTCTTGGCGAGATGATGGTATCGATCGTATCTATAATCTTAATCGAATAATGATGGCTGCAGCTAAATCAGATGGTGTTTCTACGAAAGCAGTAGATGTTCCAGAACAATCGTGGTTTGGCAAACACAATATTGCACGCCCATATACTGAAGAAGAGCACATAATGATGCAGAGTGCATTTAACACAGTTGACAGCGAAGTCAGCCACAGCATTCCTGATCATCGAAGCATGGAACTAGATTCAGTGAACAAAGTCAGCCCAGTCGGCCGCACTGGACCAATCAAACGTAAATCATAATCATGGACGATCTAGATCAAATCAAACAACTAGCTGGCATCACACAAAATATTGGCCGCCTACAGGAATATAAAGGTGAAGGGTCAGTCAGCACAGAAGGCAGTAATATGAGCGTAACTGCCAACGAAAAAATACAGTATCAAAACACACACAATATCCAGCCGGGTACTCCAGAATGGTTTAAATTATGGTTTAGTTTACCATACATGACAGGCGAAAAACCCTGGTAATTGTAATAACCCAATCCTGCCAAGATAAGTAATAGTATGGCAACAGCTAAAGGTACAGACAGCGTTCTAGTAAAGAAACCTCATACCAAGGAATCTTTTACAGAAGAACAATTAAGAGAATTCGCAAAGTGCGCAGATCCTGTTACGGGTCCTGAGTACTTTATGAGTAACTACTTCTATATACAGCATCCTGTCCAAGGACGTATGCTGTATAAACCATTTGAATATCAAAAACGTCTAATCCATTCATACCATAACTACCGATTCAGCATCTCATTGATGCCTCGGCAAACAGGTAAATCAACAAGTGCTGCTGGATATCTACTCTGGTATGCTATGTTCGTTCCCGACAGCACTATCCTGATTGCCGCACACAAATACACAGGCTCACAAGAAATCATGCAACGTATACGCTATGCTTATGAAAGCGTGCCGGACTACATACGTGCAGGTGCTGTGAGTTACAACAAGGGTAGTATAGACTTTGACAATGGTAGTCGCATAGTGAGTGCTACTACAACAGAAAACACTGGTCGAGGTATGAGTATTTCGTTACTATACGCAGATGAGTTTGCGTTTGTGCGCCCTACC